GGTACGCAACTGACCCATATTTAACGTTTCCCAACGCATTTTAACATTTGCAAACACTTTGTGGCACGCTTTTTGCTATGGGTCGCATTTACCGTTTTTTAACATTTGGCGCAACACTTTGGCACGGTTTTTGCTAAGGCACAGATTTAACAAAAGATAACAGACTTTGGCACGGTTTTTGTTATGCGTGTGCGCCTGTGAAATTGTTTCACGTGGAACACTGCCACGAAATAAAATGTTTCACGTGGAACACAACACCAAGAGTTAATAAAAGTTAAAACGAAAATAAAATGTGCGCTTATGCTTGTATGTTAGAAAAAAGTTGTATCTTTGCATCGTGTTAAACAATTAAATACTTTATCAAAATGAAAACAACAGATTTAATTTACGAAAATCAGAAAGTGTTAAACGCAATGCAAAACTTGGTATTGCAAAGTAAGAAACACATTGAGTTTTTGGCGGCAAATGCGCCCGAAATTCGTACCAACTTGGAAAGAGTTGCCGAAAGTATGCAAACGCTTGCCGATATGCTGGAAAATCAAATCGTGCTTAACCGTGATACACGCATCAATTTTGCGAAAGAAATCGCCTGCAAAAATCAATCGTATGATTTTATCGCCACTGAAAAGTTGGTCGGTCGGTTCAAAACCTTTTGCGAATGTTACCCGACAGACTTGTACATCGGTTTAACGGGTGTTGAAACATTGCAGGATAAATAACATCAGCAAGCACAAAGAAAAGGCGGTAACAATCAAGTTGCCGCCTTTCTTGTTATCCTGCATTGCAGTTACTCAATATAAACGCCGTCAGATAAAGCCGTGTATATCATTTCCTGCTCATCTGCAAGCATTTCGGCGGTGTGTATGGGTGTAACATCATCAAAGATATTAAACCCTCTGAAATCGCCTAAAATGCCCGTTTGTCGGTCGGTGTTTCGCCCGTTGCTTGCGCTCTCGTACCACTTGCAGTAAATGTAAGGTTCTAACCCGTAATATAACATTTCGTTCCAATCATCGCCGCCAACGGTTTTAACTTGCGTGCTTGGTGAAATTGTTTCACGTGGAACACTGCCACGAAATAAAATGTTTCACGTGGAACACAACACCAAGAGTTAATAAAAGTTAAAACGAAAATAAAATGTGCGCTTATGCTTGTATGTTAGAAAAAAGTTGTATCTTTGCATCGTGTTACTTAAACAACTTGAAATTATGAAAGAGTTAATACAACAGTTCAGAGAGCAGCCGAAAGAAGCTATTAAAGAAGTTGCAATGTGTGTTATGATTTTCGCCGTATGTGGTGCGATGTTGTTTTTATCTGCAATCTTGCAGGGTTGCGACGTTTCAAAGGGTACAACGGTACGGGGCAAGGCAACGATAATCACAACCGATACAACGGTAGTCAAACACAACGGTACGTTGAAATTTAAGAAGTCTATGTTTAACAATTAAAAGTTTACTACAATGGAAGAAAAAAGAAACGCATTTGACGAATTTTCGTTTGCCGCTTTGTCGGCGTTGGGGAGCCTTATGGCGTGTAATGAAGTTTGCCGCGACCAACGTGCGGTTATGAAAATAAACCGCTTTCGTGCGTGGCTTATGGACTTGAAGCCGCAAGACAACCCCGAACCGAACTTGCCGTTTGACGGCGAACCGCAAGGACAGACAGCCGAATAATTAACAATAAGTTTAACAATTAAAAGATTACTACAATGAAAAGTTTTGCAAGTAAATTTAACAAGACAACTTTCGGGATTGACACAACCGATTTTCAGTACACCAAGTTAGCCGATATTTTCAATTCTGAAAATGAGGGCGGCAAAGATGTGGTACACAAAATCAATGGGCTTTACGTACATAAGTCGCAATTAGGTGACAGCCCCGTAATTATTGATGAGGAAAACAAACGGCTGGTGAACCTGCCAAGCCACACCGCCGAAACGGCGCGTGAAATACTTGCCGATGATGAGGCGGTACAAACTATCAAAGACGGCAAAGTCGGGTACACGATTTACGAGTACGAGAGCCACGGCAAGAAGTGTTATTCGATTTCGTTTGTGGACTTGTAAGAGTTTGGAAAGTTATGTTTAACTTTGTAGGGGTTGCAATGTTTGTAACCCCTATTTAATATAACAGCGTTATGGTAAAAATCAAGGTTAATTTTTCGCCGTCTGTATATGCGAAAACAAGCAGGCTAAAATTAAAGAGAGAGATTTTGCAAGCCGTTGAGAGTAGCCCCGAAATGCGTAAAGAGATTGCACGTGTTTTCCAAATGGCAAACCGCCGTATCCAAAACATTGAAGCAAGCGGACAACTTTCGCCAGCCGTGCAAGCCTTAAACAAGGGTGATATAGAGGGGTACACAAAGTTTTCAATGAAGCACGATTGGAACGCCTTAAAAGTTGAGTACGGCAAGGCGATTTCGTTTTTACGCCAGCCTACCAGTACGGCGCAAGGTGCAAGGCAGTACGGGCAGCACCTGCAACGTGTGTACGACTTAACACCCGATGAGTACAACCTCATGGCAAGGAACTTGCAAGGCAAGTTAAACAGCGTTTCAGACAGCGACTTTGTAGAGCGTTATTTGATGCGGTACAAGGATTTCACGGGCGAAATGGAGCAAAGCGCACGGGATATAAGCACCCAGATAGAGAGCGAAGCCGAAAGCATTTCACGGGCGATTGACGATGAGATAGAGAGAGCCGCAAATGAAGCGGCAAACAAAATTGACGATGATATAGACCGGATACTACAAGGTTTTAATGAATTAGGCTTATGAAAAAAATACCTTTTGAGTTACAGGAAAGAATAAACAGCCCGACCGAAATAAACGAAATACTGAAAGCCGCCGTAAATGAAAAGAACATTATCGGAAACAGCAAGGGCGAACGATTTTACAACGTGCCGTGCGCCTTTGATATTGAAACAACAAGTTTTTACCGTGATACGGACGGGCGGGCGTACACCTACGAGCAAACGCGGCGTATGCAGGACGGGAACGGGCGCAAGGCGAAATTAGAGAAAGCCGCAATAATGTACGTTTGGCAGTTTGGCATAAACGGGTACACGATAATGGGGCGCACGTGGGGCGAGTTTGTCACGATGATGCAGACCGTAAGCGAGGGTTTGCAGCTGAATGACAAATTACGCCTTATTGTGTATGTGCATAACCTTTCCTACGAATTTCAGTTTTTGCGCAAGTGGTTTGAGTGGCAACGGGTTTTCAGTATTGACTTACGAAAACCGATTTACGCAATAACAACGGGTAACATTGAGTTTAGATGCAGTTACTTGCTTTCGGGTTATTCGCTTGCAAAGTTGGGTGAGCAACTTATGAAATACAAGTGTGCGAAAGCCGTCGGCGATTTGGACTACCAGCAAATAAGGCACAGCGAAACGCCGTTAACCGATGCGGAAATACATTACTGTATAAACGATATTAAAGTAGTGATGTGCTACATACAAGAACGTATCGAGGAAAGCAAAGGGATAACGCGCATACCGATAACAAAGACGGGGTTTGTGCGCAAGTATTGCCGTGCGCACTGTTTGCGTGAAAAGAGCGATGCAGGAAAGACCGTGCCGAATTGGGATTACGTGAACTTGATGCAGGAACTACAAATTACGGGTATGGACGAATTTAATATGCTGCAACGTGCGTTTGCAGGCGGCTTTACACACGCAAACGCCGAATATACAGACGAAATAATGTATAACGTGGATAGTTACGACTTTACAAGCAGTTACCCGTATGTAATGATAGCGGAAAAATACCCGATGTCGCAAGGCGTTGCAGTCACGGTTAAGAGCATGGCGCAATTTGAGTTTTTAATATCAAAGTATTGTTGCGTGTTCGATATTGAGTTTACCAGCATATTTGCCAGCGAAACGCAAGACAACCCGATAAGCGCAAGCAAATGTTTTGTTAAGGAAAACCCGTGCGAGAATAACGGGCGTATTGTGGCGGCTGCAAAAATTGCGCTGACAATTACGGACGTGGATTTTAATATAATCAAAAACTTTTATTCATGGCAAAGTATGCGTGTGGGCAAAATGTATTGTTACAAGAAAGACTATTTGCCGACACCGTTTGTAAAATCTATCCTGCATTTGTACGAGAGCAAGACGAAATTAAAAGGGGTTGAGGGCAAAGAAGTGGAATATCTTAACAGCAAGGAAATGTTAAACAGTTGTTACGGTATGAGTGTTACCAACCCTTTGCGTGATGAGTTTACCTATAACGGCGAATGGGATATAAACTCAATGACAGCCGAACAAAAGCAGGGACTTTTATATAAGTACAACACCAGCAAAAACCGTTTCTTGTTTTACCCGTGGGGCATTTTCGTAACCGCATACGCACGGCGCAACCTTTTCACGGGCATACATGAAGCAAAAGACGATTATATTTACAGCGACACGGACAGCATTAAAATAATGAACGGCAAAGCGCATGAAGCGTATTTCAAGGCTTATAATATGCAGGTGCAAATGAAATTGCGTGCCGCCTGCAAGCACCACGGTTTGCCGTTTTCCCTTTGCGAGCCGCAAACGATAAAAGGCATAACAAAGACTTTGGGCGTTTGGGATTTCGAGGGTACATATACAAGGTTTAAGACTTTGGGAGCTAAACGCTACATGGTGCAAGAACCGAACGCACTAAAAGCCAACGGCCGGGCATACGATTTCAGTCTAACCGTTTCGGGCGTGAACAAAAAAGCCGCTATTCCGTACCTTATTGAAAAGTACGGCGCAAACGGGATATTCGATGCGTTTACCAACTATTTGGATATGCCGCCAGCGGCAACGGGCAAAAACATACATACGTACATAGACTACGAGATACAAGGCGAGATAACCGACTACAAAGGCAGCACGGCGCACTACAACGAACGCACGGGCGTACATTTAGAGCCAACGGGTTACAGCCTTTCGCTTTCGGTTATGTACATAAACTATTTGCGAGGTATCAAGTTTAAGGACTAAAATAATAAGAGTATGACAACAAGAAAGACAAAGACAGACAAGCCGAAATTTTACGACTTGAAAGCGATTTTAAGCAAGAACGCCGATTATAACGTGATATTCGGCGAGCGTTCAAACGGCAAGACTTACGCCGCCTTAAAATATGGTTTGGAAAACTATATCAAGACGGGCAAACAAATGGCGTATATACGCCGTTGGCGCGAGGATTTGAGGGGCAAACGTGCCGAAAGTCTGTTTGCGAACCACACCGCAAACGGGCTTATTGAGGAACTGACAGAGGGCAAATTTAATGAAGTGTTCTATATGTCGAACAAATGGTTTTTGTCGTACTACGATGCAGAGAAAAACAAGCGTACACCCGACCCGACACCGTTTTGTTACGGCTTTTGCCTTTCAGAGCAAGAACACGAAAAAAGCAGCAGTTACCCGAATGTCACAACGATAGTGTTTGACGAGTTTCTGACACGGCGGTATTATTTGCCCGATGAGTTTATGTTGTTTATGAACCTTTTAAGCACGATAATACGCCAACGCAACGATGTCAAGGTTTTCATGTTGGGGAACACCGTAAACAAGTTTTGCCCGTACTTTACTGAAATGGGATTGAAACAAGTGCCGTTTATGGAGCAGGGAACGATAGATATATACCGCTTTGGCGAACACGGTGCAATAGTGGCGGTTGAGTATTGCAGCACGATAGTACAACACAAAGCCAGCAACAAGTATTTTTGTTTCGATAATCAAAACTTGCAGATGATTACGGGCGGTAAATGGGAACTTGCAGTATATCCGCATTTGCCTTGCAAGTACAAGCCGCAAGACGTGTTGTTTGTGTACTATATCAAGTTTAACGATGTTGTTTTGCAAGGAAACATTATACAAGTCGGCAGCGAATGTTTTACGTACATACACGCCAAAACAACCCCGATAAAAGATGAGGAAAACAGCCTTATTTATTCGCTTGAAATGAACGGCAAACCGAACTACAAACGCAAGTTGTTAAGTACGGCAAGTTACGTGGAACAACAAGTTGCACGGTTTTTCGCAATAGACAAAGTTTTCTACCAAGACAACGAAGTCGGCGAAATAGTACGCAATTATTTAATTACGAGCGCAAAGACAAACATTGTTTCGCTGAAATGAAAATTACGGGCGGTTTGGTGCAAATTTCGTGCCGGACCGCCCGTTTTACGAAATAAATGCCTATCTTTGCAAGTAGTAACTTAATTTATAACGATATGGACGCAAATACTGTTATTCAAATCATTTCAAGTTTGGGTTTTCCGATTGTGATGTGCGGCGCATTGTTTTGGTATATGGTGAAACAAAGGCAGGCGCACCAAGAAGAAACGGAACACCTAAAAGATACGATTACGGAAAATACGAAAGTGTTAGCCGAACTTACAACCCTAATTAAAGTTTTGACAGATGAAAAGGAAAGATAACATTTACAAGTTGTACCAAGCGCAAATAAGGGATAAGGACACCGCCGTAACCGAATTTATTGCGAACACTTTGGCGAAAACTCAAAGTATGTTTGAGTACGAGGGTTTGCCCGAAAGCATACCGCAAAAAGAATTGGAGCGGCTTTTGCAGACAACGGGCAACGCCTTTGTCACCAGCGTGGACGGGGTTTTGTATGCGCTATCGGGCGGCAAGGGCGGCGAACCCGATGTTTACGGACGGGCAACGCTTTACACCGTGGCGAACCCTGCATTAAAGTTAAACAAAACCTACGATATACAGAAAGACGGGGTTTTGATTGAGAATGACAGCAACGGCGAAAGCCTTTTGCCGCTGATAGGGCGTTATGCGGTATTATATACTGACGGGCTTATTTCGTTGAACACGGCAAGCATTTTGACACGTATTACAATGCTTATAAGTGCCAGCGATGACAAGACGAAACAGAGTGCCGAGGATTTTTTGCGCAAGATACAAGACGGCGAGTTTTCAATTATCGGGGAAAACGCTTTTTTCAAAGGCGTAAATATGCAGACCGCACCGACCACAAACAGCGTGTATATTACGCAACTTATTGAGTTGGTACAATACTACAAGGCGAGTATGTACAACGAATTGGGGCTAAATGCAAACTACAACATGAAACGGGAACGCCTAAATTTGGGCGAGGTATCAATGAATGTAGATGTACTTTTGCCGTATGCGGATAATATGCTAAAAGAAAGACAAAATGCAGTTGAAAAGATTAACGCAATGTTTGACACCGAAATTTCGGTTAAACTTGCTTCAAGTTGGGGTTTGGAAAGGGATAATTACAACGCTTTGGCGGCTGATTTGGAAACGGCAGAGGAAAACCCCGACCCGACAGACGAACCCGGCCCGACAGAGGAAACAACCGAAACGGACGGAAACGACACGGAAACAGAGGAAACGAAAGAAACGGAAACGGAAACGGACGGAAACGACACGGAAACAGAGGAAACGAAAGAAACGGAAACGGAAACGGACGGAAACGACACCGAAACAGACGGAAACGACACGGAAACAGAGGAAACAGAGGAAACGAAAGAAACGGAAACGGAAACGGACGGAAACGACACCGAAACAGACGGAAACGACACGGAAACAGAGGAAACAGAGGAAACGAAAGAAACGGAAACGGAAACGGACGGTAACGATACCGAAACAGAGGAAACAGAGGAAACAGACGAAAACAAAGAGGATAAGCAATGAAATACAGCGAACTATTTACAACGGGTAACGGCATATTCGCAACCGTTTTCAAGACCGAATATCCGACAGAGTACGCCGCAATTTTCGGCGATACCGCACCCGAAAAGTTAGACGCTTACGCCTTACTGATGTACGGCGGCAAGACCGTTGTAAGCAGCATAACCAGCGACAACGCAAGCGATGCTGTTTCGGCGGTGATTGCTATAAACGTGCAAGGTTGGGAACGGGAAGCGGCGGCGATGTTAGCCGACTACGATGTACTGACACCCGTAACGGGCGAAATTGAACGCACGGAAACGGTCACTTTGCAGGAAAGCACGGACAACACCGAAACGGGCGCAAACAAGGCTTTCAACGACACCGATTTTTCAGACAGCGACCGAAAGACCGTGGGCGATGAGAGAAACCGCACAGAAAGCCGCAAAACGACCGAAACAAGCAAAGGAACGGGCGCAAGCAAATCAATTTCGGGCGAAATTGCAAAAGAATTGCAGTTAAGGCGTGATAATTGGAGAAAAAACATTATCTTTGCACTTGTAAGAGAATTAACAACGAGTATTTACGAATAACTAATTTTAATTTTTAGCAATATGGAAGTAAAACAGATTTACACGATTATTAACGGCGTATCGGGTGAAGTGTTGGGGCGTACTGACATTGTATCCGAAAACCTGACGGGCATTGTGGATTTAGGCACGGAAGTGTTTAACCAAAATGCGGTTGACAATTACGTCAAATCACTTGTAAACCATATCGGCAAGGTGATTTTCGTAAACCGGCCTTATGCGGGCAAAGTGCCGAGCGTTTTAATGGATGCGTGGGAGTTTGGCAGCGTGTTGGAAAAAATAAGTGCCGATGTTCCCGAAGCCGAGGAAAACGACACGTGGGACTTGACGGACGGGAAAACCTATTCGCAAGACGTGTTCCACAAACCGGCCGTAACGGCAAAGTTTTTCAACAGCAAGGTTACGTTTGAAGTACCCGTATCAATCACCGAAAGACAGGTTAAGGAAAGTTTCAGCAACGCCGCACAGTTGAACGGCTTTATTTCGATGATTTATGCAGCGGTTGAAAAGTCAATGACTATCAAAGCCGATGCGCTGATTATGCGCACTATTAACAACATGATTGCGGAAACCGTTTTGGCTGATGCGGCTGCGTTTGGCGGTAGTGAAGGCGATTTAGCCGGTGCAGACCTTTCCACCGCAAGCACTGCAAGATGTGTAAACCTTTTGAAGCTGTACAATGACAAGACAGGGGCAACCACAAAATTAACCGCTGCAAAGGCGATAACCGACCCCGACTTTATCCGCTTTGCGTCTTACGTTATGGGAACTTACGCCGACCGCCTGCAAAGCATTTCGACCGTGTTCAATGTTGGCGGCAAAGAGCGTTTCACGCCGAAAGATATGTTGCACGTTGTACTTTTGTCAGACTTTGCAAAGGCAGCGCAAACCTATCTTTATTCCGACACGTTCAACCGTGGCGATGTGCTTTTGCCGCAAGCCGAAACCGTACCTTTTTGGCAAGGCAGCGGACAGAACTATGAGTTTGTCAGCACGGGGAATATTAACGTCAAGGAAAGCACGGGCAAAGCCGTTGAAATTTCGGGCGTGTTGGGCGTAATGTTCGACCGTGATGCGTTGGGCGTCTGCAATCTTGACAGACGTGTAACAACGAACTACAACGCAAAGGCAGAGTTTTTCAACAACTATTACAAGTTTGATGCAGGGTATTTCAACGATACAAACGAAAACTTTGTAGTATTCTTTATTGAGTAACTCAATAGGTATCAGATTGTTTAACTTTGGGCGGTGTGGGTGCAGGTGAAAGCGCACCGCACCGCCTTTTTTCTTTGCAGATATGACAACGATAAACTTTTATTCATACAACGGACACCCGAACACGGTAAACAAGAAGTTGGGCGACTTTACGGCGATTGAGGGCGATTTGCGGCAAACTTTCGATGTGCTGCGCCCGACCGTTACACTACGAAAGCAACCCCGGCCGGCTTTCAATTATTGTTATATACCCGATTTGGGGCGTTATTATTTCGTGGAAAGGGTGAGTTTTGAGGGAAACAACGCCTACGAACTTTCGTTGCGTGTTGACGTACTCAAAACCTACGAAACCGAAATTTTGGCGGCAACGGGGCGTGTGACTGAAAGCGACAACCCCGACCCGTATATTTCCAACCGTGAAACGGTTTACAAGCGCACCCCGAATTTCGAGAAAGTCCCGTTTGCAAATACGGGCTTACTCAATGAAACGGGCGGCATTATTATGGTAACATTAAAAGGTAACGACAATGACACTGAATGATACAAGAACCGACTTTCATAGCGTTAGCGCATACCTTACGGGATTTAACAGAGAGTATGCCCTAAAATACGGCGTTGACGATAACGGGGACACGATATTTTTTCTATATATAAGCCCCGATTATGAATTAACACCGTATTCAGGAGCGACCGCACAAAATCCACACGGTTATATGTGGTCACAAATACCCGGAACGGTTGGTTTTGAACGTATGGAGCAATACGATGGGCTGGTAGCCGAAAGTCCATATACAAAGGCATACGGGGCTAATGTGGGTACAAAGGTTCCCCGTGCATATGATACGATTACTTTTAACGCTACACGTAAAGAAGTAACCACAGAGCCGACCGAACCGGCCGTAACGAACAACATAGCAGACAGCACCGAACAGCACACCTACCAAGACGGCACACTATCCATAACCGTAACGGCAAGCGAGGGTTACACGTTCCAAGATGCGAAAGCAAGCTACAATACAAGTGCAGGAACGGCGACCGAAACACCGCTTACCGTTGAGGGGAACACGGCTACCATACAAATAACCGACTTAGATGTTAACACCCCCGTTGTTATCAGCGGCGAGGTAGTGGCGATACCCGAACCCGTTAAGCCAACGGTTACTAACAACATAGACGGGACAGAGGAAAGCCACAAGTGGGACGGCGAAACGCTAACCATAACCGTAAAAACCCCGTCTTATATTAGCGCAAGGCTTGATAAGCCGCAAGTGCATTACACCAACACGGACGGCGAGCCGACAACGCAAGATATGCAGGTAGAAAGCACGTCAACACGAGTGACGGCAACCGCCGTTATTACTGATTTGGGCGGCGATTATTCTGTTACGGTTACGGGTACATATATACATACTTTGCCGCTTACAAAGTCGCTGACGAATTGCACGAGCAAAGAGCCGTTACCCGATTATGTGGACTTTGACAGCCTTATAACGGCGGAACTTAATGCGAACCCGAACACCGAATTTCACACGGACGGAACGACCTATTTAAGCGTAACGACAAGGACGGGCAGGCGGGAAACTAAAACACCGTTTACGATTTCGGGCGACAAAAGAAAGGCCACAATTTCGTACCAGCTTGCAAATAGCGGCGATTATAGTCGGGTTAATATAGTGGGCGAGTGTTTTCCCGTTGAGGTAGTGGGCAAACAATACGGCTCTATTAACGTGTATCTTGTAACGCTTGATAATCTGAAAGAATTTGCCGCAAAGCGTTATTTCACGGACGGCGGCGAAAATGCGGATTTGGGCGGGTATGTTAACCGTATCAAAAGAATTTACACGGATATAACGCCGTTTAGCACCGATGTAATACGATGCGGCAACTTTAATACGGGCGTTTCGTGCCAGCAACCGGCGCAAGACAAAATAACGCTTGATTTCGGCACGGCGGTAGTACCGGCGCACAATGAGGATAACACCGACTACGAAAGCGAAATACAAGTCTTTTTGCCGTTTGCAGGCTTTGTAAACCTCAATAACGATTATGCAGGTAAAACGATAGGTTTGCAGTACGTTATAAACGTGGTGACGGGCAACGGGGTTGCGCTTTTGAGTTGTGACGGCGTTGTATTTCAAGTCGAGGAAACCGAACCAAGTAGCGAAATAATATACCTTTCACCAAGCACGCAAGTTAAAACCGTTGGCGGCGATGATTGGAACGAAATGTTATATTACGGGTTAGAACCTTACATTTACTGCAAGTGGTACGAGAGCGCAAGCAACGGGCGAAACACCGACCGACAAACGGGCATTTTAGGCGATTTCAGAGGGTTTAATATCTTTGATGATGTTACACCCATACACACCGCCGAAATGCTTGCAGATGAGCAGGAAATGATATACACGGCTTTATCTGACGGCGTTTATATTGAGTAACTGCAATGCAGGATAACAAGAAAGGCGGCAACTTGATTGTTACCGCCTTTTCTTTGTGCTTGCTGATGTTATTTATCCTGCAATGTTTCAACACCCGTTAAACCGATGTACAAGTCTGTCGGGTAACATTCGCAAAAGGTTTTGAACCGACCGACCAACTTTTCAGTGGCGATAAAATCATACGATTGATTTTTGCAGGCGATTTCTTTCGCAAAATTGATGCGTGTATCACGGTTAAGCACGATTTGATTTTCCAGCATATCGGCAAGCGTTTGCATACTTTCGGCAACTCTTTCCAAGTTGGTACGAATTTCGGGCGCATTTGCCGCCAAAAACTCAATGTGTTTCTTACTTTGCAATACCAAGTTTTGCATTGCGTTTAACACTTTCTGATTTTCGTAAATTAAATCTGTTGTTTTCATTTTGATAAAGTATTTAATTGTTTAACACGATGCAAAGATACAACTTTTTTCTAACATACAAGCATAAGCGCACATTTTATTTTCGTTTTAACTTTTATTAACTCTTGGTGTTGTGTTCCACGTGAAACATTTTATTTCGTGGCAGTGTTCCACGTGAAACAATTTCACAGGCGCACACGCATAACAAAAACCGTGCCAAAGTCTGTTATCTTTTGTTAAATCTGTGCCTTAGCAAAAACCGTGCCAAAGTGTTGCGCCAAATGTTAAAAAACGGTAAATGCGACCCATAGCAAAAAGCGTGCCACAAAGTGTTTGCAAATGTTAAAATGCGTTGGGAAACGTTAAATATGGGTCAGTTGCGTACC